CCAGCATACTATAATAACACTAATGAACAATATAACTTTGCAAATGGTCAAGTTACTAAATCTTGGGGAACTGCAACTGCTAAAAGATTAAATGATGAAAACGCAGTAGATGAAGATGGTAATAATATTATAGAAGATGGTGTTCAACTTATTAACTATGGTTTAAAAACTGAAAAGAAAAGAATTGTAAAAGAACAAGCATCAGGATTATTAGCACCTACTGATTGGTATGTAGTTAAATCAACTGAAGTAGCTGACTATGATATTCCAGCAAACATATTATCTTTTAGAGCAGATGTTAGAAGTAAGTCTAATGAAATGGAAACTCAGATAGATAACTGCACAACTGTTGATGAACTAAAAGCATTATACGAATACACAAACACAGGAACAGAAGCAAATCCTGTATTCACAAGACCATTAGCAGAATTTCCTGAGGAGATTTAATGCCACTAATACTTGGAACTAACTCCATAAAAGATACAGGCTATGATGTAGCTAATTCATTAAGATTTGATAATGGTTCAGCACAATATTTAACTAGAACTTGTTCGGCTGGTTCTTTTAATACAAAATACACAGTTTCTTTTTGGTTTAAATTAACTGAAGATGATGACAGTATAGAACAATATATATATATGGGCGGAGATCAAACTACATCAAATAATTCATGGATTAGATTAAACGGAGGATCAAGAACATTATATTTAAGAAGTAGAACAGGTGGTTCTAATGATATTGCTTTAATTACGAATAGAGTTTTTAGAGACCCATCTGCTTGGTATCATATTGTTTATGAAATAGATACAACACTAAGTACAGCTTCAGATAGAGTAAAATTATATATCAATGGAGTACAAGAAACATCTTTCAGTACAGCAACATATCCAGCACAAAACACAACTGTAAAAATTTCAAACAATGGAGATGATATGGATATTGGAAGAAGAACAGATGGTACTCCATATTCTTATTTTACTTTAATGTTAGCAGAATATTGTGTTTTAGATGGTCAAGCATTAGACCAAACATCATTTGGAGAATTTGACGAAGACACAGTAATATGGAAACCAATAAATGTATCTGGTTTAACCTTTGGCACAAATGGATTCTATTTAGACTTTGAAAACTCTGGTAGTCTAGGTGCAGATGTATCAGGTAATGGAAATAACTTTACTGTAAATAATTTAACTAGCATAGATCAAACTACTGATACACCGACTAATAATTATTGTACTTTAAATCCTTTATATCCTGTAACTACATTTTCTTATTCAGATGGAAATTGTAAAGGTACTTCGTCTAGTTCTTATAAAGGAACAGCAAGAGGAACGATAGGAATACAAGATAGCGGAAAATGGTTTTTTGAAGTAAAAATTACTTCATCTGATGGCTCTGGGGTTGGAATTTCTGCTGAAGATATGGACGCAAATACATGGCAACCGAGTAGTGGAACATTTGTTATCTACCTTAACAGTGGAAATAAAGTTGTAAATGGAACTTCAACATCTTATGGAGCTACTTATGGAGATGGAGATATAATTGGTGTTGCTTATAATTCTGATGATGCAGAAATAACTTTTTATAAAAATGGAGTATCACAAGGAACAATAACAGGATTAACAACTGGAAAAGTTATGTTTCCATCAATTAGTGACACAAGCACAAGTGGTGATGCTATTTTTGAGTGTAACTTCGGCAATCCAACATTCACAATCTCATCAGGAAATAGTGATGGTAATGGCTATGGAAACTTTGAATATTCTGTACCATCAGGATATTATGCACTTAACACAAAAAATTTAGCGGAGTATGGATAATGGCTTACACAGATATAGATAAACCAACAGATTATTTTAATACTAAACTTTATACAGGAAATGGTTCAACACAATCAATTTCGTCTGTGGGATTTCAACCTGATTGGATATGGTTAAAAGATAGAGATAATGCTTATTCTCATCAATTAGTAGATGTTGTTAGAGGAAATACAAAATATTTAAATAGTAATGAAACTGCGTCAGAGGGAACTGCATCTAACAGAGTAACAAGTTTTGATTCAGATGGATTTTCTTTAGGTTCTTATATAGGAACAAATAAAAGTTCGTCTAATGTAGTATCATGGAACTGGTTAGCCTCAAACACAACAGCATCAAACACAGATGGAAGTATCACATCAACAGTTTCAGCATCAACTGTAAGTGGATTTAGTATTGTGTCTTATACAGGAACAGGAAGTAATGCTACTGTTGGTCATGGATTAGGTGCAATTCCTAAAATAGTTATAATAAAAAATAGAGATAGAGCTTCAGGTTGGCACGTTGGTGGTGATGCAATTGGAAGTGTTAATCAATATTTAAATTTAAATGATACCAATGCAATAGATTCTGCTGGTACAGGATTTCAAAGTTTTTCATCAACTACTTTTGGAATAGGTAGTGATACTGATTGGAATGCTAGTGGTGAATCAATAATAGCCTACTGCTTTGCAGAGAAAAAAGGATTTAGTAAGTTTGGAAGCTACACAGGTAATGGAAATGCTAATGGAACATTTATCTATACAGGATTTAAACCAGCTTTTGTTTTATTTAAAAGAACAAGTAGTACAAGTAATTGGTCTTTATTTGATAATAAAAGAAACACATTTAATATTACAGATTCTTATTTACAAGCTGATACAAGTTCAACAGAACAAGAATTTAGTGATATTTATGTAGATTTTCTTTCTAATGGAATAAAACAAAGAGGAACAAACATATCTTTAAATTCTTCAGGTGCATCATACATCTACATGGCATTTGCAGAAAATCCATTTGTTACATCTACAGGAATTCCAACAGTAGCGAGGTAATCATGCAATTATCAAAACATTTTACATTAGAAGAATTTGAAAAATCACAAACTGCTACAAGAAAAGGTATTAAGAATAAAGCTGGTGCTGGAGAGATTAAAAACTTAGGCGATCTTTGTTATGAAATACTTGAGCCTGTAAGAATAAAGTTTGATAAGCCTGTAACTATTACATCTGGTTATAGATCAGAAGAACTATGCGAGGCAATAGGAAGTAAAAAAACATCACAACATACTACAGGAAATGCAACAGATTTTGAAATAGCTGGTGTATCTAATTTAGAAGTAGCTTTGTGGATTCAAAACCATTGTGACTTTGACCAACTAATCTTAGAGTATTACACAGGAGAAGCTAATAGTGGTTGGATTCATGTATCATACAAAGATGGTTCAAATAGAAAACAAGTATTAACATTTGATGGAAAATCATATACTAATGGATTACCAGAAGCTAAATGGTCTGGTGGAAAATTAACTAACTAATAGGAGAAATATTATGCCAATGGGAAAAGGAACATATGGGTCTAAACGAGGAAGACCACCAATGAAGAAAAAGAAAAAAGCTAAAAAGAAGAAGAAATAATGGCTACAAAGAAACCTATATACGCTAAAGCTAGACCAAAGAGATTAGGGAAACCAAAATCTTTTAATAAGAAGTCTAAGGCTTATAAATCAGCTAAAAGAAAAGCTGATAAGAAGTTTGGCAAAAAGGTTTCTTTGTATAAAAACATATTCATTTCTCAAGCTATTAAAAAGTATAAACCGAGAAAGAAAAAATGATTGGATATACAACAACAAAAACTTTAAGTGAGTTTATTAATAAACGACCAATGAAGAAGAAAAAAAAGAAGAAAAAGAAAAAGGCTAAAAAATGAGTTTATTTGATAATACATTTGCACCAATAGGATTATCTATTCAAAGAGGTAATGTTGGTAATTTTAGTGGTGTACATAAATTTGGATTAAATACTGCTGTAGGAAGTGGTGCATTTGAAACAGTATGGGATGGAAACAACACTTACACCTACCCATCTTCATCTGGTACTGCTACTGCAACTTCTTCAGATACAGCCTCAGATAATACAGGAACAATTAAAATATTTGGCTTAGATTCTAATTATGATTTAGCAGAAGAAACTTTGACTATTGGTGGAAGTGCTGGAACAGTATCTTTTATCAGAGTATTTAGAGCAGTAATGATAACTGCAAATACAGGAACTGCTAATGTTGGAACAATTACAATAACAGTATCATCTACAACTGTTGCACAAATTCGTGTTGGTTATGGTCAAAGTTTGATGTGTGTTTATACAATCCCTAGAAAATACAATGCTTACTTAATGCAGATAGATTTAGGTAGTTCTAAAGATTTAGAAAATGAAATTAGATTTATTTCAAAAGAAATAGATAATGGTAATGTTTGGAATACAAAAGCATTTATAACTACAAGAGGTGGATTTGTAGAAAAGAATTATATCGTGCCTATAAAATTTACAGAAAAAACAGATTTAGAATTAGTTGCTAAAGCTAGTGCAACATCATCAGTTAGTGCTGGATTTGAATTAATCCTAGAGAAAGTAGATCAAAGCTAATGAGTGATAGAACTGCATTACAGAAAATAGAATCTCACGAAAAACTTTGTCGTATTATGCAGAAAGCAACACATGATAAAATTCACGATCTACAAAATCAAATAAATAGAATTGAAAAGATAATGCTTATTTCTGTTGGTGCATTAATAAGTTCAATGGCATATGTAATTATGCTTTTAATAGATAAGGTCTAAACCTTTACAAACACCTAAAAATAGGTACAAGTATTAATTGCATGAGTCATAAACGAATTTTAGTTATATCTGATATGCACATTCCATATCATCATAAAGACGCAATCAAATTTTTAAAAGAAATTAAAAAAGAATTTAAACCTGACACAGTTGTTAATATTGGAGATAGCTTAGACTTTCATGCGATCTCAATGCACGATAGTAACCCTGATTTATATTCTGCTGGACATGAATTAGCAGAAGCTAGAAAATATATAAAAGAATTAGAAGATGTATTTCCTGAAGTTACAGAAGTAGATAGTAACCATTCTAGCTTAGTTTATAGACGAGCATTAAAGTATGGAATGAGTAAAGAATTTTTAAAAGACTATGGAGATTTCTTAGGTACTAAAAAATGGAAGTGGATAGATGATCTAACACTTACTATGTCAAATGGCCAGAGATGTTTCTTTACACATGGTAGAAGTGCAGATGTATTAAAAACAAGTCAGGCTATGGGAATGAGTTGTGTTCAGGGTCATTATCATACGAAGTTTGTTATTAGTTGGTGGGCTAACCCAGATAATCTATTCTTTGGAATGAATGTAGGTTGTTTAATTAATCAAAAAAGTATGGCATTTGCTTATGCTAAGAATTTTAAAACTAGGTTTATCATAGGTTGTGCAGTTATCATAAATGGTATTCCAAGACTACTCCCAATGGTTTTGAATGAAAAAGGGGATTGGATTGGCAAAATCGTCTAAGTTAAAGCCACACAGAGCCACAGAGAGGGCTACTGACAAGCAAATAGGTGGCAACCATTACAAAGGCAAAGTACAGCCAATAGAACTCATTGTATCGCATAATTTAGACTTCATAGATGGCAATATAGTTAAATACGCAGTTAGGAATAAAAAAGGCGAGAATCCTAAAGAAAGATATGATAAAATAATTCATTATTGTGAATTAGCAAAGGAGTTAAAATGTGGTTGAATTTATTATCTTTGGGTGTAAAGACAGGGGCTAAACTTTACCAAAATAAACAACGAACAAAAGAATTAATGTCAAATGCTCAGATGCGTCATGCAGAGCAAATGGCGAAAGGCGAAATTGAATATAAAGCAAAAGTTATTGAAAGTAATGACAATGGTTTTAAAGACGAATTTGTCCTCATTCTTGTTTCTATTCCTATTCTGTTATTGGGTTGGTCTGTGTTTTCTGACGATCCAGAAATTCGTAATAAGCTAGATACTTTTTTTGAGTATTTTAGCAATCTACCTTATTGGTATCAAGCTATTTTTATTGGAGTAGTTTCTGCGATCTATGGACTTAAAGGTGCAGACATCATGCGTAAGAAATAGTATAGTGTCCGAATGGACAAAGTAAAAGTTGATTTCGTTATAACAGACCTAGAAATGCAAATAGAGACTCCTAACAATATCTATGGAAGCTGGGTCAATTTTAGATTTATTGATACTTTTCCATACTTCACTAAAGTTAATGATATGGTCGAAGAAATAAAAAAACGAAGTGATGTTGATTTAATTAATTACGAATACTCTTATACAGGAATCCACGAAGATACTGATTTAAAACATTTTGATATTACTAGAAACTAGGGCAGTAAAGAGAGAGCAAAACTACCCTAGCTATTTTAGGTTCAAAGATATTTATGGCCGTTTATATAAACCATAATTAAAAACACCTAAAATTCTTTTAACGAGCCACCAAGTCTCCCTGATGGCTCTATCTACTAGACTCATATATGGGGAGCAAATCAATATATCGTTAGTAGAATTCATTTAAACCTTACTATTCAAAGCTAAATCTCTTTTTAACTCTGATTGTTTTAAGCTGACATACCTATCAATATTTGTATATCTATATCTAGCTTTAATTAATTCTTTTTCAGCTTCAGCATATTGTTGAACAATATTTTTGTAATCAGGGTCTATTCTTGCTTCATGTTCTGCCTCACTCATAGTCTTAACTAACTTTTTATGTTTAATAACACATGAAGAAAAAACTGCTTTTCTACCCTCATCTAATATAATAGTTTTCTTTTGCCACTCAGCCCAATCATTAGAGGCATCTTCTAATTTTTTATATAATTGATCGCTTAAATTCATATCAATATCACTCCTAATATAAATCCTATCGTAAAGCAAATCCATTCTCTACGATAATATAATTCTATAGCTTTCCACTCACTAGTTGATTTGTTAAAGATTCTCATGGGTATAATAACATCTCCTCTGCTTCTTGTTCTAATTGTTTTATTTGTTGTTTTAAATGTTTATTTTCTAACTCGTATTTTTCAGCTAAATTTCTTTGTTGTTTAACTTCTAAATACAAAGCCTGTATTTCCTCTAGCTTAATAGCGAAATCTTTTTTTAAGTTATAGAAATCGCTAATAAGTTCTTCTTGAGTTTTAGATAATTTAGCCATTAAAATGGAATCTCATCATCCATATCTGATTGCTCAATAGGTTTTGCATTATCTGGTGCAAACTGAGTAGCATAAGGTGGCATAGTTTGACCTACAGGCTTAAATCCATCTACATTGGGTTGAGGTTTATATGGCTTAACCATGATCAAACAAAGTATCTGTTCAAGATTACCCTTTGCATATTGTGGTGGGTTTTGCATTTCCTGAGTCTTAGTCATATACTTTAAAACATATCCAGCTTTAGTATATTCTTGAACTTCAGGTGTATTAAACCAATCATTAACTTGTGATAAACCATATTTTCTTTTGGTTAAGCTACAAGTAAATTTAACCTTACTTGCCTCGCCAGAATACTCATACTTAGGGCTTACATTTCCTGTAGGGAATAATCTCATTTGTAACCCACAGAACGGCTTATCGAATTTAGTTTTTTCGTACATTTGTTTTTCCTTTTTTTAGTTGATTATATTTTCGTACTGACTCGTTAAACATTAACTCGGATTTATGACAACTTAATAATCCAAGAAATGCTTTTAAGTGTTCCTTTTTATATAAGATATGTCTAGCCTCGAAGTCGCCACTATCTTTAGGCAATCGAACTATATACATCTTATTAATCTTCTTTCCTGTTTGTTCTTCATATGCCAACTTATATCCATGTAATTGATGAACCATATTTAGAAACAAACCCTTAGAAGTTTTTATATCTATGAGCCAAAGGTTATTGTCAGGGTCTTTAGCAATTAAATCTAAAGTTCCACAGAACCCTCGTTCAGAATATAAAACCTTTTCGGACTCAATAACTTTTAGTTTATGTTTTGTCCAAAACTTTTTAAACTTCTCAAAGCAACCTAATATTACAGGGTCGCTTGGGTCAGTAAATTTTTCTCCTTTAAGCCACATCTCGCAAAACTTATGAACCATAGAGCCTATATTTAAAATATTATCTCCTTGTTTTTTTGCATTAGATTTAGCATTAGTAACTATCTTCTGTATCTGGTCTATAGGAATACCCTCTCGTTCCATTTCAGTTTTGATAGCATTTACTTGTTGGCTAATCTTCCAATTCTCTAACATTGGACTCGCTAACTTTCCAAGTAGTGTACTCATACCAACTACATATTCGTTGTTATGAATATAGACATGTTTTTCTTCATTGAACTCAATTGTATGACCATGTTCTGTTTTATGAATTGCCATTATTCTCTCCCTTGTATTGTTGTTTATTTTCTGCATTTGAAACACATATTCTATTATATTCTGGTAAATAGTATTCTGTAGTTTCTTTCTTAGCTTTACTTCTACTTAGTATTCTATTCATGGCTTTGATGCGTTTGCTTTTCCATGAATCTTTCTTTGAACGGATATACATTTATTCCTCTCTTTTTTTTTATTAATAATAATTCTCTATTTAATATCGGTTTTACCCAATAATCAATAGTTACATTAAAATATTGTGTTAAAGCTAGAAGCCTAATTGGATTCGCTAGATTCTGGCCTCTTTCATACTTTTGCACTTGTTGAAATGTAACGCCTATTGCCTTAGCAACTTTAGTTTGGGTTAGCTTATTAACCAATCTTATTTTCTTTAATTGTAACCCTATAATATTGGTAACAATCTTATCGTTATGGTCATCACTAATATTCCATTCTTCTAATAGATTATTAATTGAGATATTGATTTCTTCTACTGTGTTATTTGTTTTCATGTTTTCTCCTTTAATTTAAGACTTGATGATTTCTACCTTGCATACATTTTCTATAAATATCTGCATATTGAGTTTCGGCTTTTGGACTTATTACCCAAAAACCAATATTACTAAAAAAGGTAGTGTTAGTTTTTGCTAGATGCTGACAATGTAAAATATCATTTGAAATCTCACTAGCATTAGATGTTTCAAATTTTGCTTTGCCTTTGGTATCTACAATCGGGGTATATGTACTGCAACTTTGTAATAAAGATACAGATAGCATGATTAAAAGTATAGTTTTCATATCGTTTTTTTTTCCTCTCTATAAAATTGGCTGATGATACTTTAAAAAGTGCAATCTAAAAGCCAAATTCTTCTGCTGTTCCTTGTTCTTTAACAACTTTTGTAACAAATCTTTCTCCATTTGTTTTTTCTTGTCTAGTTGTTCTTGAACCTTGAACATTTGTTTTGGGTTCATTGTTTTTCTCCAAATGACTTACTTGCTTTTGCAAATAAGTATCTACAGGATTAATCATATTAACTTCTTCCTGTAAATTCTGTAACTCCTCTAAAGTAGTTTGAGGGTTAATTATTCTTTGTAGTCTTTTAGACATCTCTTTTGTAAAAGTTGAGTTAGTTGGTATTCTCATTAACTACCTCTTTAATTTCTTTTTTTAATCTTGATGTCCATTTTTTAAGAATATGGTTTGGAACATATTTTAAAGCATCAAAAAGAATTTGTTTTTCATCTCCAATACAATCTTCAATAGCTTCATGATTCATAACTTTGTTAAAATATTCAGAATTTACGCTATTAAGTTGTTTTATAAGATTTTCTTTTTTTTCATTTATTCTCATTATATACTCCCCCCTGATAATTGTATTAAGCAACCTAACATGATTGCAGTTAAACAAAAAGCTGAAAAAATAAAACCTAAAGTGTAGTATGCTATTTTTTTCATTATACATACTCCCATCTACCAGATTTGTTTTTTTCTTTAACATCTCCAGCTTTAGTTAATTTAATATCAACTTTCATTACTGAATCATAAAATTGCTCATCAGATTTATTGATATATTTGATTTGATTTTTTTTAGTCATTTTTAAAACATTTTTTGGTAAAAAAGGTTTTGCAATTTCTAATCTTAAATCATCTCCATTTAATTTATTTAACTTATTATAGAAAGATTTAGTTTCTTTAGGTGTTTGTGTCCAAACATCATCTCCATCTATTTTTATTTTTGACCATGTTTTCATTATGCTTTCTCCTCATTTGTTACAATTTTTAAATTATCAAATAAATCTAAAGCACCAACATTTTGTGGTTCTGTAATAGTGCCATCAGTTTTATAAATATTTATTTTAGCATTATATTTATCAGCATATGCAACAGTACAAATTCTGCCAAAATAATTTAAAAGTCTATTTTGTTTTTTATATAAATTTAAACAATTACTTATTGCTCTACGATTTCTTCTCATTTTTCTCTCTCCTTGTTTGTTAGTTAATTTATTTAACATACGAATAACTTACTAAATGGGTTGTAAATTGCAAATGTTTTTTTTGGCGTAAAACCTAGCTTATTTAACTTTTTTTCAGTTATTTTTCTAATTTCGTTAGAATTTTCTTTTTTTTATCTTAAAATTAATTATAAACGAATCAATTAAAGATATGATTATAAATAAAAAATATGTTAGAGAGAATTGTCGAAAGACTAAGTATTTATTTTCATATCAAATACTAATCGTGTTGGGTTGGCTTCTCTCTCCAACCCAGCACCTAATAGAGAGAAACAAAGATGAATAAAATAAAATGTCCACTTTGTCATAGAGGTGTAGAGTCAATCATAAACAAAAAAAACGAGCAAGTATTTCAAAAACATATTGGAGTTGGTGTTTGGGATTATGGTCAATCAAGAGGTAGAATGTGTTGGTCATCTTATAAGAAAATAGAAAGAACTGATATTCCAGAATCTTATAAAAAATTTGTTGATGCTTGGAATGAAGAATTAAAAAGAATACAATTAAGAAAAAAATCAAATTAAAATAGAAAGAGAGAAATAATATGGAAACAAAAATAACTAGAGTATGGGCTATGCCTCATAAAAATACATTTTCAATAAAACCAATAAAAGAATTAATAGAAAGATATTTAAAAGGTAAATGGATAGACCCATTTGCTAATGATAGTATTTTTAAAAATAAATTAATAACTAATGATCTAAACGCAGAATATAATACCGATTATAATTTAGATGCTTTAGAGTTTTTAAAACAATTTGATGATAATTCTATTGATGGAATACTATTTGACCCACCATACTCAATTCATCAAATAAATGAAGTCTATGATGGTTTTGGTAAAATAAAACAGTTTTCAAGATATGCACATGAAATTAAAAGAATTATAAAACCTAAAGGTTATTGTATTTCTTTTGGCTGGAACACAAATGGTATGCCATACGAAATGAAAATTGATAAAGTTAAACATAAAACTGGATTTGAAAAAATTAAAAAAGAGATATTAGTTGTTGCACATGGTGGTTGCCACAATGATACTCTTATAACAGTAGATCAAAAAATATGAAACAGTTAGATATATTTGAAACTGATTACGAGTCTTGTAATTACACAGAAACATCTAAACAAGCATTGGCTGATATAAAACCAAAAATTAAAACTAAGCGTCAGCAAGTGCATGAACTTATAAAATTAAAACCTCTAAACAATTGTGAAATTTCAAGAGAGTTAGAAATTCCATTAAGTTCTGTTTGTGCGAGGATTAGAGAGTTGCAACTTTTAGATTTAGTTGAAGATAGTGGGTATAAAAGAAAAACTATTAATGGTAAAAATGGAATTGTATGGCAAGTAAAAAAGAAAAAAAACATCTGGCTCTAGTTCAAAGTTTGGGTTGTTTAATTTGTCAGCAACCAGCTATCTGTCATCACATAAGAAATCGTGGAGATGGTAAAGGTAATATTGGTTTTGGCAACAGAGCAAATCACTATGAAGTTATACCTTTGTGTCCAAGCCACCATGTTGGTGCTTTTAGTATTCATAACACCAAAAGACAATTTGAGGCCATGTATGGAACTGAGGCAGAATTATTACAAAGGACTCTAAAAGAAATTAAAAGTTTAGAACAAGTAAATGATTTTTTTAACCTAAAAGGAGAGAACAATGGCTGAAATGAGAGATGAACACTTTGAAGTAATATCTAGCAATCGTGCTAAGCGTTATGAAAAACAAAAAAAGACCACAAATATAATTAAGACTCTGTTAAATAGATATTCAAAAAAACAATTAATCGAGATGATCGAGAAAGAGAGTAAAAATGCAAAGTAGAAAGTCAGGATATTTTCTAGTTTATAGAGATGTTTGGAAACACCCTGTATTTAAAAATTTAGTGGAGTCAGCTATTTGGCTTTACATGATTAGTTCTGCTAGTCATAAAGATAAGACAGCTAGATATTTAGATAACGAAATATTTATAAAACGAGGAGAGTTAATATTTCCTTTAAGAAAAAATGCTAAGATTTGGAATATACCTTATACAGCTATGCGAACTTTCATTTTAAGGTTGAAAAGACGAGGCATGATAAACCATCGACTCACCACATTGAAACCAACGAATGATTTTAAGTTTAGCAAAATAACTATAATTTCCGTGCTTAATTACGACAAGTTCCAATATGTTGAGCCTGTGGATAACCAACGACTCACCAACGATCACGCGTATCTAATAAATAATACTAATACACTAATATCTAATATACAGGATAAGAAAAAAGATATTAAGTCTAGCAAGGAAGATTATAAGAAAATTGGGGAATGGGGAGAATATACTATCTTGCTGAAAGACTCTAAAAAGTATTTAAAACATAAATGGAAAGATGAGCCTCTCAAAGAATACCAATGAGTGCGATATTAAGAATATTTAAGTATGTAAGAAAAAGATTGATTAATCTGTCTATTGAAAATAAAAGGTTAAAGATGCAACTTGAATTTTACAAGGCTATTGTTGAAAGTGATAATTCTAAAAAACATTAATGCCACATTTAGAACACATTTTATATGGCAGAAAGAAAATTAAGGTGCATTTTAGACCACTAAAAAATCTTGATGGATATTACGAAACCGAAAAGAAAATAATTGTGTTGGATAGCAGAATAAAAGGCAAAAGACTCTTTAACACAATAATTCACGAGATATTTCATTTAATTGCACATCTATCTAAAATTAAATTTAGAACTATGGGAGAAGAACCAATGGCAATAGAGATAGGAAATGGCTTTACTAAGATATTTAAACAAAACCCTAAACTATGGACTTTGCTAACAAAATTACTAAAATAAAC